AATCCCTCATTTTTGTATTACTTTAGTCTACAGTATAGAAAACTGCTGCTTTGATAGTACCAGAGATAGTAGCACCACCAGTTGTGATTAACACATCTGTTGCAGAGCTATTTTCATAACCAAAACCATCAATTACACCGTCTTCAGTCATAATGATCTTACCGTTAGCAGCAGTTGATGCTGTTGCAGTAATATAACGATCAGCATCTGCTGAATCACCTACCGCTAAAGTAGATGAAGCACCTAATGCGTCATGTATAACAATAATCTCATATACAGTAGCACCTTCTGGTAAGCGAGCAACAGTAATGTCACTACCACTTGCTAGAGATGATGCTTCATATGTATCAAATGCCACACGAACACGACCATGAACCTGAGCAGAACTCGCCATTACAGCAGGAACTGCATCCATATTAGTAATATTAGTACCTTTTACACTAGCCATGATAACCTCCTATTATTCTTGACAAGCAATCTCTACTACTTTCTCGTCTTCAACACGAGTAGCACCGATTGTCATTGATAAAAATACTTGAGTAGCGTAGTTCTTGTCATCACGCTCACTAATGCGAGTTTGAATCTCTGAACCCATTGCTAGACCAAGACCTGATTTGTTATAAACAGTAACCTGACGGTCACCATTTGTATCAGTACCTAAACGCTCTGAACGGATAAACTTAAAGCCTAAGAAAGTATCTAATTGACCTTGTGCCAACGCTTTAACAGTGTTGTAGTCAGAAGATTTAACTTCAGTAGTATTTAATAGATCAGTTACTTGTTTAGCAGAAAGAATACAGAAACGCTCTTCTTCTGGGTCTACGTCAGCACCGTCTAAGATTTCCTTAGCAGAAAGAAGTTTAGCAACTGTTAAGCCTGCTGAACCATGAACAACTTTTTGAGCTGAAGGTAAAGCGATTGTAGTACCACCAGCAGCACCACCATAGGCATTACCAACTGCAGCTTCAATAATTGCAGTATCCATAGCGCGTCCCATTGCATTAGCACCTGCCATTGCATACTCGCTCTGTGGAGTGATTAACATACGAACCTTATCCTCTTGATCGATTAGATCAGCCCAATCGTAATCATCCATAGACACTCTACGTCTTGAATGCGGTGTATCCATACGAGGAGTATCAGAGTGACGAGAAGTTCTCTTCTGTGCTGATACTGAGCCAATTCTTTCAAAGAAATGATTTTTACCTGTTACTGATTCAAAACGAACCGTGTCGCGTAAGCGTGAACCTTTTTGTTGTGCAAGGTGCAACACATTACTTTTATACTGCTCGACAAATGCAGTAGTAATTTGAGTGGACATTATGCCCTCCTTTTATAATTAAACAAAAAAACGGTCATTATCCTTTCGGGTGTCCTGTCTATTACGCTGACTAAACGAGTTTAAGAACTACCTTTAACCTACTGTTATCCGTGAGGGCAGCGTCTGGTTACAAGCGGATTTTACCCCGCTTGCGTGTTATCTTACCATTAATTATATGCTTTATCAAACAATTGTCGCATTTCTTCTTGAGCGTCCTGATGTTTAGGATTTGTAGCATCCCAGTAAGCATGAGATTTATCACTATTTATCTTCTCGATACGCATCTTGGCATCAAGTGGACTCATTACTAGAGAATTATTAGCAGTTCCTTGTGCTGAATCCTCCGTTATATCTTTACCAGCATTAGCAAGTAATCTAATTAAGTCTGGATCATTACCATACCTTGGGTCAGATAGTTTCTGCTGTAGTTCTGGTGTGCCATAAACTCTCAATGCTCTCTGTGCAGCTGTTAAGTTTTTATCATAATTAGCACCAAATTCCTCCTTTAGGATTTCTTCAGTCTTAATACCTTGAGTATCACCTGCTACTTGTTCTTGTTGCATTTGAAAATCAACTGAACCTTTCTGCCATTCAATTAATCCTTGCATTTGTTTAGGTGACAATCCTAATTCATGCCCTGTTTCTTTAAATGATGTCATCATTTCCTCTGGATAGTATTGCTCGTATCCTGATGGAATTTCTACTTCGTAGTCCGCTGCTGATTCAGGTCTACCAAGCTTTGTATATAACTCGTTCATTTCTTCATCATTCTTAGGGATAGGTATTCTATTGCCCATCATCTTCTGTTGATGAATAAGTGTTTTGGCTGCTGATTCAGTATCTTTGATACTTGCAAGTGTTGGGTCTGCTCTTAATTCTTCTGATAGCCCTTCACGCCAATCTTGGTTACCACTCTCAACAGGTGCTTCCACATTATCCGTTGTTTCCGTGACCATTTGTTCACTCATAGTTTATTCCTCTTTTATATTACACATATTAATAATACGAAGATAGACAGATCTTTCACCCTCTCTCCTCGCGGTTTCATACGGGTCTCCTTTTGCATAAGATTCCCGTAATTGATATGCAGACTTTAAGTCTTCTAAAACTTTCATACCCTCTCGAGTACCAAAACAATCTGCATAATCTCTTTTAAGCTGTTTGATAGCTCTAGGCATTACTCCATAGCTCCCATAATAGCTTCCATACCTTCTTGTGTTTGTTCAACATTTTCAGGTGTTATTTGCTGTGCTGCAGGTATAGCTGTTGCTGCAATATCCGCCCCTTGTTGTGCTTGTTGCATAGCCATCATCTCTTCTTGCTGCTGTTGTTGTTGTTTACGCTGATCTTCTATTTCAGATGGATCACGCATAATATCTTTAGGAACACCTAATAATTCAGCACGAGAACGGATTGCTGCATCATGGTCAATGTTGTCCATAACTTCTGGAGCAATCTGTGCCAAGTTAGCCGCCATCTCATAAAGTCTTTCCACAGCTGTAGCCTCTTCCATTCTCTGCGAACGGGCAAGTGGACCAACATATTCAATATCAATATTAACACCATCTAATGAACCTGGTGCTGGTGCAAACATCTCATTACGTTGCATGATAGCAAAACATCTTTCGATTAACGGATTCAAGAACTCTGTTTGGAATCTACCAAGAGTTGGACCAAGCAATCTCTGCATTAACTCATAACGAACTTGTACTTCTGTTGCAGTCATTTGCGGACCTTGTTGAAGCTCTAATTGATCTGAGAAGAATGCTTGTTTAATAGCACCTCTTAATTCAGACTCTTTCATATCAGATACATCAAACCTTGCACCAGTAACAAGAGGTTTAATTGCTCCATCTCTACGTACCACGGTAATTCCTGCTGGTTTAGTTAAGACTCTACCTATTACACCGTCATCCTCAACCAAAAGAGGCGGATCAATTGCTTTTGCCCATGCTTTTAAGCCTAATTCTACTGCCTTATTTAGAGTTTTAATGTCTGGTAAAGCATTATAAGCTGGTGAACGACCATACTCTTCCCCCGAGGCTTTAGACCATCTTGTAACAAGATAAGGCATTTCGTTATAACCACCCTCTTGAACAATATTTTTATCTTCTCTACTTATATGTATAGAAACCCACGGTAATTTAGTTTGCTTTTTACTATGGTATTCCTCTGAGGGCATTACACAATGAATAAACTCAAACTTTTTATCTGGATTATTCTCAAAAGCTTCTTGGATTTTAGGACCTATTGCATCACCCCACTTTTGTTTTGCTTGTCTAGCAGTATATTGAAACTTCCTATATAAGGTATCAATCTTACCTTCATGGTTTTCTGAAATAAAGTATTCTGATATATGTAGAGTTCTGAAATTAAATCCGTTTTTTGCCTCTTCAGTTTCTATACATGCTGTTCCAATAGAACAAATATCTAAATAGAACTCATGTACTTCAGTATTGAAATTAGACGAATTAAACGCCTTATACATTCTATTACGACAATCCTCTAACCATACTTGCACATCTCTACTTTCGTTAAGACTTTCATCTCTAACTCTTAAATGAAACCAAGGCAGAGATGCTGAAGTTAATGTTCCTTGTAATGATGCAGCCAATAATGTATTTGCATGAATTGCTGAAGAGTCGTAAAGCTTTTCAGTACGCTTTGCACCTTTTGCATACTGAACAGACACTTCTGCTTTACGCGGCATTACATAATCAAGAATCTCTTGCCAATGCACTTCCCAAGTCTGCTTT